CCTGTGACAGCAAAGGATGAGTAGTTTGTGTCACCCCAATCCAAGAAAGTTTCACTATTAAAGGATGCCATAGTGATCTTATTGCTGCTACCCTCTCTTACTACAAGGACCAAAGCTGGGTCACCAGTAGCAAAACTTGAAACCTGAGTTGATACAACATCGTCACCAGCAGATGTTACAACATCATCTGCACCGCTGTTAGAGGTAACGTCAAGCTCAAGTTCAGCAGCCCCGAAACCTGAGTAGAATGCTAGACCTACTATACAGTCTGTACTTGATGTTTGATCTGGGACTGACCAAGGTATAAAAGCCTGAAGAGCTAAATCTAGTATGAGAAAGTTATTTAACTTAGATACTACACCCTCACCATTATTAGGGTAAGCCCAATAAATTTTCTTGTTGATACTATCGTAAACAGAAGTTACTTTATTTTTAACTGAAGTATTTATATTATCCCAAAAACTTTGAATAGTTGTCAGGCTTATATTTTGTTCTTGACCTTGGCCTGACACTGGGTCAGTCGTAAGTGTGTGAATACCGAACCTTGACCACCAGAAAGGTGTACCTTCAGCAGCTACAAATGTCTGAGGATTTAAAAGACCTACCTTAGACACACGGTTAATACCGTACTGAGCAGCAGAGAAGACTCCGTCTACACCTGTGATCTGCCAGACACCATTCTCAGCAAAAACAAACAAGGCTGACTGATAAGGGTAAAGAAGCTGGATGTTAACTGCGTCAGGTATAACAAGAACACCACCATCACTATCCAAAAGATCACTTAGATATTCAGCAGTTGGGTCATTTACTTGGTGACAAATACCTAGATCGTTTACACTTTCTACAACTTTAGAGAATAGAACGTGACCTGCATGTTTAGCATCGGCAACACCTGAGTAAAACACACGACCACCAAAAGAAGCCACAGATTTAAATCTTGTCCCTATAGTTTCAGTAGACAGACCTGATCTAACTTTATTGAAGAAGTCAATAAGGTAGTGACCGTTAGAGGTTAGTGTGTTACCAGCAAAAACCTTATCCCATTCGGCTGCATCAAAGTTATTATCAGAGTCTTTACCTGCGTACCAAGGATGTGTAAGCGGTGGATAATTACCTGAGTTAGCTGCTGACCAAGTACTTCTAGCTGCCTCACCCTTAGTTCCTACCCAGCCAGCATTCTTTGTGTCATACGTTCTTGCTGCGTTTGTAGCACCTGCTGTCTTATAGGTATCTGTGTTACCCTGCCAATCGAAGTCTCTAACTTGAAAGGAGATAGCCACACTAGCAAATTCATTACCTACACTAGCACTATCAAACGTTACATAGATAGTATCAATAGCTTCAGACGAAACAATCAGATTACCGTTAATACTAGCAAACTGACACTTAGCTGATTCAGCCCCAGAAGAACCTGAGTACTCATGGGCAGTCAAGTCTACATAATCTGTGTACCCTTGAGAAGAATAAGGTAGTGTTGACTTATTATAGAAATAAAGATTAGAACCCTTTTGTACAACCAAGAACTCAAGGTCAGCGTTACCGCCTACGTTTAGCCAATCACCAGTGTGAACAATCTCACTGTCAGAAACAGTAAAAGAAGACAGGACGTAGTTGCTTTCTAAAGCTACCCCTAATCTTCTTCTCCTTGAGCCATCTCTACGTAGCTCACAATTTGATTCATCTACAGAGGCACCTTCAGGAAACGTTAGCTCACCAGCTTCAGTGATCAAACCCCTGACAAAGTTGTTAACTGCCTTCTGACCTAGACTTTGCGGCATTACGTTCTTTCTCTCTCATGTCTGCGTACTCATTTCTTTGAACTGTACGAGACTTAGGCTTGTTTCTTAGGTAACTCTCTAAGGCTTTCTTGGCTGCGTTGATGCTTGTGTAACGTCCACTGAGTTCCTTAGGTACCTTACCGTTCTTGAAGTTAATAACAAAGAAAGAAAAAGGACTGATCTCTTTTGATATTGTAACTTCTGTAACTAACTTCTCTGACTTAGCTACACAGGTTTGGTTTACTGTGTCTTCTGTAAAGTCTAGCATTATGTTCTTCCGTAGGATGGCCTTTTGTTTGCCTGTTTTGTTCTGTACATATCGTTCTGTACGTATGACTTTAAGCGTCTAGCTTGTTGTTCTACTTTAGGATCAGACCCAGCCTTGAACAAAGAAAAACAAGTTGACTTAGCTTCAGCTAAAAGGTAGGGCAACATGTTGTCATCTAGGTCTGGCTCAAAGCTATCTGAGATAGTAAAGGTTGGATAGACAGTACCGTATGCTCTTGTTCTATTAGCTTCTAGTGTTGTACCTTTAGAAGCATCATACGCATCCATAACGATATGATAGTCATCAAATGATGTATAGTAGCTAGGGTCAACATTGTTATAGACAAACAAGTCTGTGTTGCCTACCTTGTCAGCTATTTTAAGTGAAGCACTAGACTGATCATCCATCTTCTCTAGGAACTCTAAAGGATGGACATAGTAAATACTTTTGTAATTACTTCCTGTGGTAGCTATATTATAAGACAAACTCTCAATTTGTTTTACATTGTCAGGATACCTAAAGTGTGTAGGTCTTGCTAGTTCAGACAATGAGGTTAGCTTGAGAAGCTGTTGGTGCTCTGGTATATCCCTAGCTGATATGATATTATAATATGTGTCTTCGATGACAGAAGCTATCTGTTCAGCTTCGTTAGTGTCGCTGATAGAGTTCACATCCTCTGAGTCCATGTCGGACAGAATAGACTGAACCATTTCCAGAAGAGTACGTTTCATAACGCTGGCAATCCTTTAACTGTCCAGAAAATAGATGCGTAATTAACATTACCTGCTGAATCAATTTTTGAAAAGATTTCTAAATAATCATTAGTTGCAAAAGTACTATTACCTAGTAGTGCAACTGATCCCCAAGACCCAGAACTAATAGTTCTAATTACATGAGAGCCAGCTAATAAAGAGCCGTTTTTATGTATTTGCCATTCTACATTTTTGTTAGTGCCTGTTGCTTGTGTAGTAGAAATTGCAATGTGTATATTAGCAGAGAGGTTTCTCGTTCCTGTATATGTTATTCTTGCGTTTGGTGAATTACTTACAGTAAAACCATCAGCACTTGAAGAAACTAATGTTGGGTTTAGAACTGTAAAAGATGTAGTAGCTGCATGAACGTAAGCAGGTGTTGTGGCATCAAAAGCTAAGTAAGCGTCTGCGTGTTGATGGGCTGGTGTCCAAGACCCCGAACCAGAACCATTAGCTATATAAACATCACCACTAAGTGCAGAGGCTACACCTTTAGGTTCATGTAAGTAAGGATCAGTAAGTGAACTGTGATTTACGTTAGCCATATATAGCCCCTGCATCAGTTAAAGATATGATAACATACTTTATCTATCTTGTCAAGAAAAAAATGAGGATGCCCCTAAAAAACTTAGGGACACCCTAGTGTTTTATGGTTCGATGTATTCGATAACCAACTTGGCTTCACCAGCAGTAAAGGCTGCTGTGCCGTAGTTAGCTTCGATGTACACATCGTTAGCACCAACAGTAGCTGTACCACCGACTAGATCACCGTTACAAGCTACACCCTTGTTAGCTGCGAGAGCCGCAAGAGCAACAGTTCCGTCGATACCGTCAGCATCTACAGTAGCACCTGCTTGTGTGTAAGCACCAATTGTCAACGTAGCTGCACCACCTGAGGTGAAGGCTGAAGTGACAATAAGGCTCGCTGAAGTGATGAACGAACCTGCTGGAATGAAAGCATCGTGATCTTGGGGAGTCGCTGCTGAAGAAGCAAGGTCTGTCCCTGTGATCGTCATTACCAAAGCTTTCTTAGGAGAAACTGCTGTGCCACGCTTTGCTGGAACACCTGCTTCACCAGCCGTAAGGATTTCCAGACCGTCTGCATTAACATATGCCATGATTTAGTCCTCCTTACGCTACTGTTGGTTTCGTGATAACACGAACCATGTTTTCAGGACGATACAACTTGACACCATAACGAGCCGTTGTTACGAACTCATGACGTTGATGGTCTTTGTTGTACTCATAGTCAACCTCAGGCATCTGACGGAAGGCACCCACGAATGGGTTTACTTCTTGTGAAGCTGAGAAGAAGAGGTTAACCTTACCATTGGTGGTTGAGAAGTCACCAGTGCTTGCGCTAAACGCCTCTTCGAGACCTGAGTCAGTTGCGTCTGCCAAGAAGTTTGAGCAGTACACGTCGAAGCCATATACGTTTGCTACGAAACGCATACCAGTTGCGATACCATCACGAACAAGTCCTTCGAAACGTGGGTTGTTTGACACGTTTACGATGTTACCTAAAGTGTTCAATGCGTATTCAACTGAAGGATCAACGATAGCAACCAAGTTGTTATCTGGAACGCTTTGCTTTTTAAGGGCATAACGAGCATATGCAAACTCTTTAAGGGTGATTACCTCACCTGATCCAGAGGCTGCAACACGCATCTTAATGCCATTAAGTGTTTCTTCTGAGTTAGCAGAAACACCAGCTTCAGGGGCAGCAAGAGTGGTTGACTCAAAGTGCTCCATGATTGCACGTTCTTGTTCAGGGACAAAACGAGACATCAGTTCGTTAGCATAGAATGTGTCTTGTTCTGCTTTCTTCGTCATGTAAGTAGCTGATGACAGATACTTGTCAACGGAGAATGTGAAGTTACCTGTGTCGAGTGGACGATAAGTAACTGCACTGTCTTCAGAGTAGTTGTCTACCTGTGCCTGACCGATAGAGGGGATGTTGAAATTGTTTCCATCAGGAAAACCATCAAGCATACGCACATATCGCTGTGCCATCATCTCATCACGCAGAATCTCTTTGAGTTCTGTTGAGTAGACTTGAGCACGTTGCAGGAACGAGGTATTAGATGTGGTCATTGCCATTTCTAAGTTCCTTCCTTATGCACCAAACTTGTCACCAAGACGGGCTTTGTCTTCAAACATTTGCTGTTGTGTCTTGGCTGAATAGTACATGTTACGATTTTCCCTACGTAGTTTTTGGTAGTAAGACCAATTACGTTCCGTAGAGGTTTGCATACCGACACCTTCGGTACGAACCGAACCTTGAGTTATAGGACTAAAGGTTTTCTTTGGTTCACCGATAAGAGCAAAGAAGGCAGAAGGAGATTCAGCAGCAATGTCACGCATACGTTCCAATGACATACCTAACTCAAATGCTTTCTTTTCGATCTCAGCCTTGGCTTCAGTGCCAAAACTTTTCTCTAGCTCTGCATCAACTTGAGCAAGATTACGTTTAATAATACTCTCTTGTTCTCGTTGAGTAAGTGTCTGTTCGACTAGGCTCTTCAGGTCTTCCTCATTAATAGGTGCAGTGGTGTTCTGGCTATTAATGCTACTTTTATCTTGAGACACCCCAGAGTTTACTGTAGTAGATTCAGTGGCCTTACTCTGAAGTTGTTCGAAAACTTCCTTTTGGTACTGTGACTTCTTGAGGTCTTCTCTCATTTCTTCGAGTTGAGCCTCTAAGTTTTTGATGTAGCCATCAGCTTCTAACTTGCCTTTGGCTAGTACCTCAGGGTCTTTCCAGTTTTCTCCCTTAGTCTCTACGAGCTTCTGTAAGTACGAATCCTGTGGTGGGGCTTCTTGTACTTGTTGCTCTGCCTGAGTTTGGTCTGTGGTTGGACTCTGCTCAGAAAATACCATAATGTTATTCCTTGTCTAGGTTGATAATATCAAGCACCTTGGTTAGTGCTCTGTTGTAGCCGATACGATCAGCTTGCTTGTAGGCCCATGAGGGACTATCATAGTCAGCCTCTGGTCCTGTATCCTTGAGCATAGGCTCAAGTATTTCTCTGAGGCGGTCTAAGCTTTCACGGTTTGACAAGATTTTTTGTCGTAGCTCAAACTTTTCCTCAGGTGTTTTGCATTTAGAAAACCAATAGGACTTCATTATTTCTTTTTCATTGGCTTCTTAGTTGTGTTCTTGTAAGGTTTGACCTTGCCCTTTTTATATGGCATCTTATAGTCCTTTCTCAATAGCAATTTCTTGTTCTTCCTCTAGTTGGACTTGAGCTTCTATTGACATCTTCTCAGTCTGCATTTGCTCAAGGATTGCTACGTTCTCCGCAAACAAGGTAGGCTCACCTAACTCATCAGCTAAAATACGAGCAAACTCTTTGCCTGACATATGGACAGCTATAGCTGGGTCAGCTAGTTTAAGTTGGTATAGCTGAGTAATATTCTGTACCCTCTGTGCTCTTTCAGCAAAGTGTCTAGCACCCATAGGCACTATCTTACCGTTAGCTTTGATGTCTTCCTTGGTGATCTCTTCAAAGAAAAAGACACCAGTATCTTCATTAAGGACTCTGATGGTGTCAGCATAATCCATGTTACGTCTAGCTGCTTCTAGCATAGCATTGAGGATAGGCTCTAAGAAAACTCTTTCGAAGTGTGCAGTCTTATGTTGGAAGATACGACCTGCTGCTGTCATCAATTGGTTTACTTCGAAGGCTGTCTTCTCACCTGCACTACGGATACCCATAGCTTCCCTTGGTGCACCTGCCATCATCTCCATTTTATTCTCTAGGTTTTGAATCTGGAAGTCAGCATTGAGTGCAGTTGCATCTGGTGCTAGGTACCCTACGTCACCTTCTTCACCCATGTATATACGGGCTGCTGGCTCAAACTCAAAGTCCTCTACGTCACCTCTGATTTTGAGAATAGGATAGGCTATCTGATCAAAGACATCAGCCTTGAGGTTCTCTAGGTGGTCAATGCGATACTGCATACCTACTAGGTTATCCAGTGGCCCCATTGCATAGAGGTTATCAGGACGATCTCTCCAACCTGCATGGAAGACAGAAGCTTTGCCTAGCCAACTAGGGTTCTGTTCGTTTGACAAGACATAAGACCTGTCAACAATTGTGATCACACGGTTCTTCATGAACTGATTTGTATCAGCATCGTACATGTCACCGTAGAACGTAAGGATTTCTATATAGTCAGACTCAAAGTATTGCTTGATGTCAGAAAACCCATCAGCTAAGAACCCCTCTGACTTATGTACATCTACGTCATTACCTGTAGCATATGAACGGTTATACATCATCTTCTCAAAGATGTCGTTCATGTAGGCGTTGTCTACAGTCTCATCAATCTTTCTTTTGACTTCACCCTTTGTAAGAAGCGTTCTGACAATCTTAGGTGAGTCGATAAAGGAAGCAGCTAAGGGGTTAAAACAAATATCAAAAGGAGAAATACGAACAAGCTTAGGTCCAACATAGTTAACGGCCCTCTCACCATCCTCGTACTCAGTGTAGTCTCTGACAAAATCTACAGTAGCAAAACAGTTTCCGTACTGAATATAATCATTGATAAGTTTGCTTACAGTATTCTCAAAGTCTGACTGACGTATTTTGTTTTCCATGTAGGCTTGGATAACGTCACGTTTATTCTTTGTGTTAGCTTCTTGATCACTCGCTTCAAACCTAAAGAAACGTTTCTGAGGAAACAAAGCTGAGAAATAATTAGCATGTAAATTGTCAGCAATCTGTGTTAGCTTAGGTGTTGTCGTACTGTTAGTCCAAGGCAGCTTACTGTTGGACGTAGTACGAGTATCCGTTGCGTAGATATAGTTACGGATTTCTTTCCACTCTTCGATCTTTTGCTGACGTGAGTTATTCCAAATAGTCCATCTGTCTGCAATCTCCGTAGCTAATGCGTGAGGAGCTATAAGAGAATAGAGATCAATAGTTGTTCCAGCCATTA